ACAAGGCCCTGATGAGCCACACGCATGGGGTCCATCTGCTGCTCATATGCCTGCTTACGCATTAGTTCCTGCAAACCAATTTGATCTGCATTCTGCCCACGTAGGAAGGCATTGTGAGCCTCAATGGTCATATCTACAGGAACCTTCCCTAGTTGGGAAAGATTGCTGATACTTTGAAAGTCAGCCATTATTGGCCTCCAGAGCGATTTCTACGATATTGATCGTATAAGGAATAGCTGCTACCCATGTCTTGTTGTGGTGGTGTATATCCTGACATGGACATTCCAGGACCACTGTACCCTTGTCCTGTTGGTGCCCCGCCGCTATTTCCAAACCAGCCTTGCTTGTTTCCATAGCGTAGGCCAGAAGCCATCATTTGCTCTAGACCACCAAAACGTTGGTCAGACAATTGAGCCATCATAGGAGCATTGCGGCTGTCTAGTTCTGCCAACTTAGCCATAAGTTCAACCTCACGACCACCAATGTTACTGCGCCGTCCACGGGCAGCATCCCTAGCAGTAAGAGTGTTTCTCATATTTGCTAGGTAGGCATCCCTGTTACCACCCACATTACGCATCATATCTGAGGCAGCATTGCGGCGACGATAGCCAGAATACATTCCCATAAGACCAGAGGCTAGGTCTCCAAGACCTTTGCCACCACCAAGTTTGCCCATGATGCTCGAAGCAAAGTCTCCTAGAGACTGGCTTCCCCAAGGATTTTGTTCTTGTTGTTCTTGTTGTGGAACATATCCGGTGTTGCCACCAGACCAGGGAGCATAGCTCTGATTATCTAGAATAGCTTCTGATGGCTGCGCCCATGGAGCACGAGAATAGTTTTGTCCAAAAGCATTTTCATCCATACCACTACTCCCTAAAGAATTCAGTCCAGCGTACAAACCACCCATAGCAGTACCTTGTTTTACATCACCACCACCAAGCACTGCGTTGGCCCCACCTCGGAACATTCCGTTTGCCACATCACGAGTTGTGCCGGAGAGGCCCATAGCACCACCAGCATCGGGGGTATACCCACCAGAAAGATAGCCGGCGGCTGTGCTGCGAGCAACATCCTTTAAATCGCCCCCGCTGCCCAGGGCTCCAAAGGCCCCACTAGCAGCCCCATTGATGGCAGCAGCACTCGACCCACTAGCAAGGGTTCCCCCTAGCCCTCCAGCGGCTCCACCAGCCCCTAGTCCTCCAAAGGGGCTTAGGGCCATGCTAGCTAAGGTAAAGAAAGCATTGTCGTCTGGAGCATCAAAATATCGCTGACTACCTGGAATCTGCTGCCCTTGGGGGTTGAACCATGCGTTTGATTGAGAACCACCGTATCCAGGACGAACCCCATATTGATAGCCACTGGTTTTCATCCAGTTCATCAAGTCTTCTTGGGGATTACCTACTTGTGCCTGGTTGCCTTCACCATAATCAAATACAGGCATAGCCCCAGCATAGCCATATTTAGCCGCCTCATCATAAAGACCACTGCCGGCTGAACCCAAGCCCCAATGCATATATTCATTCGGCCACTGTGGGGTAGAATCCCCAGCATCGTAGGTTTGCCCTACATTAGTGGGAGTGAGCCAATTAGAGTCTAGTGGCATACTATTCCTTAAGGTTTGGTTGTGCCAAGATCAGCAGTAGTTAAAACACCAAGAGTGCTAATAGTAACTCTCCAATAGTGGGGGGTTCCTTGTGTGTCTTTCAAGACAAGTCCTTTGGTGGCTAGATCAATTATGACATCATCTGTGGTATCAACGCCCTTAGTTATACGACTAGCTGCGCTAAGCCCGGCATACCCACTAGCTGCATTCTTAGCAGAAATTGCTTGAGCATCTGTAATACCATATCCAGCTAATGTAGTTGGAGTACCAGTGACAATACTCCAGGCAATAGATGTAGAGGCATTGATGGCATCCCGAACTTTTTTGTACCAGTCTGCCCAGCTATAGCTGGAGAATGGAGCATCAATTGGAGCAGGGGGTAGCAGGTTACTCATACTTCGTGGTTAACTATTAGTTAGTCTGGACAAAAGAAACAGAATCAAAACTAAGTTGAGTAGCGGCCCCCATAGCGGTGTAACTCTTTACCGTACCATCAGTGCCAATATAGATGTCTACACTACCAGTACCTGATAAAAACCCTTTAGAATTAATTACACGATTCGGCCGGTGGGCCGCAGTAATTGTACAGATAGTTGCATTTGCTCCTACACCGGTACCATCAGCTAACATAGTGCCGGATAGAGTAACATTCCCATAAGGATCAATACGGGTCTGTGTGGTATATGGAGATGCTACACTAGCAGCATTCACTCCGTTAGCCACAGTAGTGAGGCTAGTACCATTACCGGCATAGTCGTGCAGTCGCCCAGTGGCTGTAGTTCCTGCCCCAAAGGATACAGTGTCGTTTGGATACAGAACAGCATAAGAACTAATTAGTGTATTGTTAGTTCCAGTCTGCAAAGCGACACACGACGTCACAATGTTTTGTGTACGTTGGTTGTTAAAGATGCAGTTGCGAAGAATCACACCACTTGCTGTTTGGACATAGGGCTGAGCGGCTGTAGCCGCCACCATAAACAAACGGCTTGTGATATTATAGTGATCTGCACTTGCTGTATTTAAGGCAAGGGCATAGGGGTAGTTTTCCACTTGCCCATCAAAATGTAGGTCTTGACAAACAACATAAGCATGCCCAGCACTGCTATTACAAATAATTGCAGGTAGTGTAGTGACATGAGGACTTGCCCAAACACAACCATTCCAACGAGCACCAGCTACACCATACAGCGTTGTACCACTTTTTGAATAGGAATAGAAAGCAGTGCCATGATGTTGTATATTTGTTGTAGTAATGTGAGCAGTGCGATTGATTAATGAGTGTGGACTAACCCAAGTCAGGTCATTGTAGAGAGTATGGATTTCAGGATAATCGGCTTTAAAGAAACAATGTCGTGTCTGGAAATGTTCTGCTTGTACATTAGCAATGCCAACTGAATTGGATATGTAATTGTTGTCATCAACATCAAACCTAGTGCTAATCTTATTTAGTTGCACTTGCTGGGCAAATGCCTGAATATCAGCGCCAGCACGGGCAAATAATAGTCCCTTTGTCGAAGCGTTAGTGCCAGTTCCCCAGAAATTCATTTCATTAAGGGTAATGTTTTGACTACCAGTAAAATCTGCACACCAACCAGGGCTTAGTGTAGCATCAGCAGCAGTTTGGCATTTTAGTGTTGTGCCACTTGATACGTCCACATCAAAACCTTGCCCAAGCCACACAGTAGCAGTTGAGCCTCTATCAGTGCTATTAAGACAGGTTGAAATAAGCAGACCACCACTAGGCCATACTAGGATTTTACCAGCAGCATCGTCAATAGCTTCCTGCACTTCTGTAGTTACATCTAATGTATAAGTGCGGGCAAGGATGTCTGCTTTTTGTGCAGCAGAGAAGTATTGCCACATATAGACAATACCAAAAGAAGCATCGTCAACTTCTTGCAGCCATACAGAATCTAGAACAGTTCCAGAAGCCCAAGTTTTGCTTGTCATTTAATTTCCCATCACATTCATATCGAGTATAAGCTGAGACATAAAGAAGGGATAGTTGTCAGCATATTTAATGCGAAAGCTAATGTTGCGATACCTACCCAGTCTTGTGGCAAAAGGACTGTTGCTAAACACATCAATTTGTCTTGTTCCTACCACCCCACTAGGACTCCAGTCGTCAGGACTATATTGTAAAGTGGCAGAGGATGTGGTGCTGTTTAGATGCCTGGAGCAAACTAAATGTGCCCGATTAATCACTTTCCAATTCATAGTCCCAGAAGTATAGTCTTCGGTGGTATATTGACAAGTAAAGTTGGTTCCAAAGTCCTGATACTTGGTTTGAGAGAACATGGATAGGGTGGTTTGGTCTTCAATGGCAACATAACACCCACCATTAAACATAGTGAAGGCTGCTTCTACCTTTAGACCAGTATTATCACTTCCACGCCATTCATACCAAATCTTGGTGTCTATATCATAGAGCCATGTAGTAGTTTCTGTTACAAGGACGTAGAATGTATGGCCGTCCATGGCAATAGAGAAACCATCATGATCTAAAGCTGCCTGGCTTTTATCATTTTGAGTGTAAGTATACGGCTGTAAACTGCGATTGACCACTGGATTTGATACAGGCTCAATCTTAAAGCTGTTTACCTCAAACACGGCAAGTCCTTGTTTACCATCTTGACCTACAAAAAAAGTTGTATCGCCAATTGTACACAAATTAGAAACAAATCCGACAGACCGTACTGGGCTGTCATTTCTTTCTAGAGGACTCCCGCCAGTGTTGCCTGCATCCCAAAAATACTCAGAACTTTCAACACCCAAACAAATTAGATAGTTTTTTGCTTTAAGTAAACGAAGGGCTTTGTCACTATGTATTTCAGCAGTGATAAAACTACCAGCTGTCCATGCAGTTGGATCATCATTATCACTGTTCCAAATATTAGAGGTGTCTTCTTCAATTAAGAAGATATAGCCATTTAGATATGTTGGGCAAGGATGATGTGGTGTTGGGTAGCCCGCAGTAGCTAGAACACAAGTCGTGGCGGCATAGTTGTCTACCCAGAGTTCTGCGCCGTCACTAAATACCACATATCGAGTGCCATCACTCTTAAGAAAGGAACAGAAACCAACGTATCCTGTGGAGCCCGCCAGAGTGGTGACAGTTCTAACTGTTGTTCCTACATCAGGTGAAACAGAGTACACCTTATTATTTACTGCCCAATACCATGTGTTCTGGTCTGTGTCGTAAAAACTCCCTCGTAGGCGAGAGCTGGCAGCAGACTTACTTAAGGAATAGGTTGTAGCTGTAAGCCCAGGACGTTTCTTGAGGATGGTTTCCCGTTCTTTATTTTCCTCACTCACCCGGTCATAGTACATATTAACAATCTGCGCATCACGTTCTGCCAACTCACCAATCCGATAGAATGGGGTGGCATCAAACTTGATGGTCTCTTGTTTGTATGTACTAAACTGAGGGTTATTGCTGTAGGCCAAGGCTATTTCACCCTATCAGGTTGAACAAAGAAACTTCCGTCCTCATCTCCATATCCAGACGCCTGTGACCAATAGTTGTTTGCTTCTGCTACAAGGAGTTTACGGTCTTCTAAAGGAACACCATATTCTGGTGCAAGCATCACGGAGGTTTTGTAGACAATGGCCGGAGTCCAATAAGATGGAAAGTCTGGTGTATCGGTGGTGGTAGAATCAAACCCATCAAACTCTTTTTGATACACGATCTGAAGGGTTTTGGTACTCACTGTCCCAGTGTCTGAGGTTAACGGCCAAATAGAAACCGTGCCACCCTCAATACTAGGTGCCCAAGTCCAATGAACAGGGATGCCAACACTTGCACGAGGAAGCCTATTAAAATCATAAAGACTTTTGTTCCGAAGCTCATATTGCACTCCTCCGCTATCACGTAGAAACACAGCAAACACCTTTACAGCATTTGCTAGAGTGTACACTTGGGAAGTGGTGGAGGGAGTTTCACTGGCTGTAATGCGCTTCCACAAAGGCATCCCGTCCGTCACAGCAAGAGCCACCACACTGTTTAGTGCTTCAGCACCATCAGTGTATTGTGCCGTGGTTAGTGTATTTCCTTCACCAGGAATACCAAACTTACGGTAGGCAGCACTAATGAGTTCATTTCGATTTAGTTCCCACGCAGTGTATGAACTAGTGGTCATGGATAGCTCCCATTCTTGGCGTAGTACATGTCTCTGTAGGAAAACTGAGTGTTATCTGCTCTCGCACAATCTGCTGTAGCCAAATCTGCGTAAGCACTTTGAGTCCAGAGATAGCAGGCAGGACTCACATCAATGTCAGTAGGACGAGAACGCACCCAGGGCACTGATATTTTATCTGGCCTAACTCGTAGGTATTTCTGTGGATGGTCGTGTTCAAAATCAGCCTCACAGACAAACAAACCATCCCACCTCTTCTTGAGTTGGTCACTTTTAAACTTGTGACCGCATACATCACAAAGAACGTTCCAGCTACCAGATTTAAAGAAAAGGGGTGTCATGGGGAGTTTGTACTCAAACGACTATTTTTGTAGGCTACGAATATCTGCACGAATCTCTTCAAACATGCTACGTAGTTCTGTTTTAAATTCGCGGAAATCGTTTTTATGCAGATACTCTTCTTTAACGCGTTGAATCTCAGCTTTTAAATCAACCTGCTCTTTTTCAATTCGATCTAGTGTACGTTTCATAAAGAACACTCCAAGAGAGAGCAGACCAACCATGGCCCATTTAACAAACTCTAGTTCAGTCATCACAAACCAATCGACATTTTAAGGCCAACTACTTTTGCACCGGTACTAACCACTGGTGCTCCAGAATAAACCGTGTTGACTGGTCTTCCAGTTATTGTGTATATCCCATAGTCCAAGTTCTCAGTGTAAGCGTCTGGAGAAGTTTGACTGAATGTAACGTCTTGCCCAGAGAAGGCATATGTACCATGGTCTAGATTCAGAGCATAGTCAATTAGAGCATCCTGTCCTGTAAAGGTATAGGTACCATGCTCCAACGAAGTTGTGTATGTAGAAGCTGGGTTGGAGGGGTCCCATACAGCTTTCCAGACATCCTTCCATATTTCTTTCCAATTGACGCCAATTGCCACAATTAGACCCCAAATTCAGTCGTAGATTGTCCATCACCTGTAATTGTTACACCATTGATTTTGTCAATATCAGCTTGGACTGTCGCCACAACACTGCCAACCGATCCAGTTACGTTACCACCAACATTACCTGTGACACTACCAACAGCTCCGGTTACAGAGCCCACAGCGCCCGTGACTGAACCAACGGCACCAGTCACACTAGCAATAGTTACATCAGAGGCAACCTTAGCATCCGTGATGGCATCAGCATTAATAGAGGTAGCTGTAATGGCGTTAGCAGCAATAGAAGCTACCTTAACTTCCTGAATACCGGCAGCAGAAGTGATAGCCGTACCAGCATTCTGTACTACACTTACGTCTAACAGGTCTGTACCAAACAGAGAGTCATAGACGTTTGCCGGTACAATCATAAACTCATGAAAAACAGGGAGATGGTCTGTGACATAGTTAATACTTAACATTGCACGGCCAACATAGTTGGTCTGTGCCGCAGTAAGTTCTAAGTCACAGAAGCCAGCATTGCTTCCTGTAATAAACACCAAGTCATTGTTTCCGCCGCTAGCTGTAGCTGTTGCATCAAGAACTAGAGTAGGAACTCCTGCATCATCAACCACAAGGTTTAAATGCTCACTCGTAGCTGTAATTGCTGTAAGGGGAGTTGTTCCATTTGCCACTGCGATGAAAGGACCAACCGTAACACGGGTCGCAGTATTTTGTTTGAGAAATCTCATGTTACTTCCTTAGTTGATTATGGTAATGTACCATTGGTAAAATAGATGAGCCGCTGCTAATGTCTCCACCGGCCCAGCTAACGAATCGGATGCCGCCGGCCTTTGCGCCTCCAACGCCGACCTGACCCGATGTGAACGCGGACGAACTATCGGTTCCAGTCGTGCCTATCTGTGACCCATTGCGCTTGACGACAAAAGACGTGGTGCTGGTCCCCGTAGCCTCTAGTCGGATCGTGTCGCCGTTAGTCAGTGTCGCCGTGAAGTTCAGCAGTGCAGCCGCTGGCGTGCCGTTGGTGACCTTGACAATATCGAAATTAACCGTGCCGCCGCTTGCCGCCTGATCGTGTATCAGCAGCCGGTAGTGATCCTCGTTCGGGGAGGCGTCAGTGCTGGAACGAACAACTAGGACACCCAAGCAGGCATAGTCATATAGAACGCCGACATTGGCGATAACGACCTCTGCGTATTGGTCCGCGCCAACAGTATTGTTATACCTGTAGATGCTAGTTGCGCCAGAGCCCGAACCGAGAATGCCGCCATTTCCGTCGCCGACAGGTCCAAAGTAAACGTCACCATCGCCAGCGACATAGACCCAAGTTGCGTCCTTTGCGGATAAAGCTTGACTAGTGCCGTCGAAATCTTCGTTGTATGTTGCCATTCAAAGCCCCTGCGGAGTAATCGCCACTGCCTGCGATTCGTGCCATGTTGGAAACCACAACAGGCACTGCGCGGCATCATTCCAGACCAGCCGGTTATATGGGTAATCCGAACCTTGTGACGATGCGCCAGATTTGTTCTTGTTCTGTGTGATTCCGTTGGTGAATGTCTCGGTAGAAAACACCCATGTTCCTGCAAGGTACTGTGCTTGCGACACCGCGCCACTAGGGGGTGACAGTTTCCACAGCGTCGTGGTGTTGTATCGCCCGTCGGTGGCGTAGAAACAGCCGTTTGTCGGGCAGTAGCACCAACCGACGCATTCAATGCCGTCATGCGTGAACGTCGTCGGCCACGAGCTAGGCGCAGTCGCCGTCAAGAGCTGCCATGTGTGAGCCCCGGCCGCTGCCGTTGCTGCGTCAACAGCATAAACACGCAACGAGGTGCCGGAATCACCAGCACATTCAGCCGATCCATTGAAAGGGATAAACGTCAGCAACAGGCCGCTGTCAAGATGGGCTCCAAGTCCGCCGTCGCCATATTCAACCGACATATCTACGCTCGCCAGCGTGGTCGCCCATGTGAGCGTAGACGGGTCGAGCACGTTCAACCCCTTTTTGAGGGTCGAGAATGGCGCCTGGAATGCAAACACCTTATTGACTGATCCACCGAACCAGACCGCGCCGCCTGCGTAGTAGCCCCCGCTTGTGTCACGGAAGTTCGTTGTGTGCTTCCATGTCGAATCGTCAAGGTCGAAATAACTTCGCACCCTGAGATCAACACTTCCTCCTGACCGCCCCGTTGGGTCTGTTGTGATGACAACAATGCCGTTTGTGTTCCCACACGCAGAGCCCGGAACCCACACCATGCCGTACTGCATGTGGC